GTATTAAAGCATTTGTCATTCTATCTTTTGCAGAAGATGAAACTCCTGTTAAAGGACTGCTATAAGAAGAATAACCAGGGACTTGACTAGGATTAGCTACTCCAAATTTTTCTTTTAAAAAAGAACCTAAACCTTCTTTACCTCCTGAAGAAATAGCATTTCTAATATCTTGAATAGCTTTTGTTTGAGCTTCTTTTCTACTTATGTTAGCAGCTCTTTGAGCTTCGTTTGCTGAAATATTTTCTTGTAATGATTTTGCCATTCTAGGATCTATTTTAGGAGCTATTGGAGCAGGTGAACCTTGTTGAAAAGATGCTCTACCACCATCGGCCATGAATCTATATGCAAGACCTCTATTAGCAAGTATCCCTTCTAACGAATTAGGGTCAACCTCATCTTCAACAACATCTTCTTGATAAGGAGTTAATACAGTATTACCACCATCTCTGTCTCTAGTGACAGGATTTCCATAAGCATCAACTTTATCTAAACCTCTGTCTTGTAGATATTGTGCAAAATCTTCATAACCATAACCATAACCTTTTTTACCAGCTATATTTTCTAAAAAAAATTTTTTATTTATTTCATAACCAAATCCACCAAAAAGATTACCGAATACATTTACAGCACCAAATGGAGTATTAACTCCTCCAAAAGGTCTGGTAGCAAGATTAGATGCTAAAATTCTATTGTCATCCATAGTGGAACCAGTTCCAACTTTAGTAAAATCTGGAGAAAGAACTTCTCCTACAGTTACCGGCGTATTCAATCTATATTGTTCCCTAACATCATCTTTAGTTGCTCGAACTGAATTTATTGCTGCTTTAGTATTAGCTGTTTGTTGTGCAGTTGATTTATCAACTGGACTTCTTCCAATGTCTGCTCCACCACCTTTACCAGCGCTACTAGATGATTTACCACTACTACTTGATTTTGAAGAGGGCGCAGATTTTCCTTCTTGGTATCCTCCAATACCACGATAACCTGGACGTTTACCATCTGCTGATTTGTTTACAAGTTGTTGATATTGCTGTGCGTTAGTAATAGCCATTATTTATCTGCGTCTGACGCTGCTCCTAATGGTGGCATTGCTGCTACCTTAATTTTTAATGATCTTGTTATATGTTCTTTTTGAGTAGCAGTTGCTGGATTTGCGATATCATCTTCTGCTTCCTTGTCTGAATTGTACTCTTGATTTGTAACAGTGTTTCTTAATATTACTTCAGTTTCGCATTTAACTACAGGTACTTTTTTACCATTAATGATTGTATATGCTACTTCTGCTTCTTCTTTAAATGCCATATGATCTCCTATTATGCTCCTAAACCCCACCGCTATCAGCAATGTAAACTCTACTAACTTCTAGTAAAGCTGCAGTTCCACTTATACCAGATGTATCTGAAGTTTCAATCCTCAATTCATCTGATTCTTCCAATACCACAGACCCTTTTAACAGGTTACATATAGTAGGACCTGTTATCTCAGCATGTGCTATTAAGTACTGTGTAGTAGCAGAACTATCATAAATATACACTTTTACAGTCTTATTACCACTTGTATTTGTTAATTGTACTGTTTGAAATATAGCCCTAGCCTCTGTTGGACAAGTAAATATTGTTTCTGGACTTGTCCCAGTTGGTTCATAGAACGCGTTTTTATATACGTTTGCCATTAATATCCATCCTGTACTAATAATAAATCAAATGAAGCAGAAGCAGAAGAGGTAGAACTTGCTATTGCTGAAACATAAATATCTGACTTTTGAGGTATTACATTAATTGCATTAAAAATAACAGTTGTCTGTCCACCCCTAACATCTAAAAATTGTTTTGTTTGAAACGCTGCGTTAGCAACACTATTGTCTCGTTGTATAAATTTAAATTGCATTTCTTGATCTTTACCAGATGCTACATTTATTGATAGTAAATAACCAGTATAACCTGCAGGGATGGTATATAAGCACATTAAAGTTTGACCATTACCTGGAGATATAGTTGCAGCAACATCAACGCCACCTGTATAAGTAACTGTAATTGTACCTTCATTATTTCCAAAAGACCCTGCTGTTTCTACAGACATTCTAAAAACTCGTAAAAATTGTTGTGTTGTAGTAACTGTGTTTGTACCATCTAAATCAACAGTCTCTTCTACAAGAGCATAAGAAGAATCAAGTCCTTGTATTCTTAAAGTTCTTCCAGCTGTTCCTACTACATCATCGTTAGCATTATCACTGACTACATCAAGAGTAGCTTGAGCTGTTTGCCAAGGATAGTTGTTTCCTGTTTCCCAAATAGTTTCAAAAGAACCTGAACCAATACTAGAATTGTATCCAAATTTATTAATCATAGAATAACCAGGAACTTTACCTTGTTGAACTGCTAAATAAAATGGAATGTCATCAACTGTACTTCCACCTGTTATTGGATTGACGTTATTACAAGACATTAACAATCCCCTCCATTATTACCACCTTTGAACCATGCATATCGTTCACTGTCTTCTTTTAATTCTTGTAAGTATGTAGAATTTAATTGTTCTACTATTCCTTGAATAGCTCTATTAATTTGTTTTTGATTAGAAATATCGTATTCTTCTTTTGGTTCAGGTAATCTTACATTTATTTTAGCCATTATCGTCTCCCGTCAGGTTGTATATCTAATCTAAAAGTTCCAAATCTCCAAGACTCTGAATTAGAATCATTTTCTATTTTTATATTTACAAATCTGCCTCTTGCTCTTGTATCTTTTTTATTAGTGCTAGATGTAATTGTAAAGGGACTTAAAGCTGTTGTTGTTTCCGATTGTTGAGGATACCTTTTAACAGCTAATGTTACTTTTGCATTGCCTTGTAAATCTTTAAAATCAGGTACAAATCTTCTAACTGCTAAAAACACCTCTCCTGCTACCGTTGGTCCTGTTGCTTGGCCCGTGGCACTTTGTTGTCTTTGTTGTAAATCAAAATCATATGATTGTACAAATGAAGTTACTGTTGTTGTACTACCATCAGGATTAACTTGATCTGTTCCTACTTCTTGTTCAAAGAATGTTGTTTGTCCAAGTCCTGACTCTCCAATAATTACTGGAAAAGTGCCTGAAGAACTATCATTAAACTTAGTTGAAAAAGGATTAGGATATACTGTAGAATCAATCCAAGTTGTTCTTGCTTCTGTTCCAATATACCAAACACCACCTTTCATTGGTTCACCATAATTAAACACAACATATTGATCATTATATTCCGATCCTTGCGATGGATAATACCAAGTTACTTCTGTAAATTGATTATTTAATCCTGCATAAACTTGTTGACCTTTTGTAGTATCTGCTTGATCATAAACGTAATCTTCAACAGAACACGGCATAGATTTAACCGTACCATCAAACATAAAGAAACCATTATTAGACATCCAAAAAGCAACACCGTCTATTTCAACAGCTGCATTTTTACCAATCAACCCACAGTTTGTACCAACTTGTTCGAAAGCAAATGTAAAAGGTGCACCAATAAACTTCATCGTGTATAATGCATTATCAGTCCAAACCAAGATAACTTCTTTAGCTTTTAAAGAACCTATAATTTTAGTTCCATCTTGTAATCTTTGTGTACCTGCTGTATTTACAGCAGTCGGTGCATAATCATTTATATTTTCTTGATCCGAAAATCTTATAAACATATCATCTTGAGTTGATGTATCTCCAATAGTTGTTTCAGTTCCTAAATGAATTAAGTGTCTAGTTGTAGGGGAAATAAGTGTAACTCTAGTTGCTGTTGGATTATTAGTCGTTTCGAACCCTGATGTAGTTGTTGAAGCTCTAGTTGTTAATCTTAAAACATCTCCTGAATTCCATGTAAATGTTTTTCCATTTGCAATAGTTGCAATTAATACTTGACCAAAATTACTTAACGACCAAAGTCCTGGTTCAAGTGATACGTCTGTTGCAGATGAAGCTTCTCCCCATCCACCAGCACCCCATGTATCTGTACCCCAACCATAACCATAAGATTGTGAAGCTGGACCTACTTGTTCATAAGGTTTAACATCTATACTTCCACCAGTTGACACAGTTGCTGTTGCAGCACTTGATTGTGTAATGGTAAATACTGTTGCTGATGTAATACTAGTTACTTGAAATAGTTTATTTTCAAAATCTGCATCAGTAAAACCAGTTCCTCCCGGTAAAGTTACATTGTCTAATAAAACAATATCACCTGCTGATAAATTGTGATTACCACTTGTTGTAATATCACAAACTGCAGATGTATCTGTTGTTGCAATCGTTGCAGAAGATAAAGTCGCTTTTAAAGGTGTGATGTCATATAACTGACCTTCAAAATAAATAAGTAAAAATTTATCAGTTCCAATTGCTACATAACGGTTACCTGCTAAATCAACAAATGCAAATTGTCGTCTTGCAACACCAACGATAGTATCGGTAACTAGTGATGCCCAACCACCAACTTTTTCTGGTAGTCCATATCTAAATCTTACATTATCACAATCTACCCAACGGTTTTCTGCACCAACAGTTGTGTCCTGTTTGTCTATTCCGGGTAAGACTTTAAAGTCAATTAGAGCCATGGTCCGTGCTCCTATATGTTATCTTTGTAGATCCAGCCTCTTGTTGCATTAACATAGACTAATGTAAATGCTGCTGAGTTTGTAGATACCACTAAATCAGAAGCAGATCCTAAAATATTAGAACTATTTCTACCTATTGTTAAATTGTTTGATGCAAGGTTATTACCACTATCTATGAAATGGACTTCATCACCAACTGATGGAGATGCTGGTAAATTAATTGTAACTGGTGCACCAATACCACCTCCTGATGTATCTACTAAAACTTGATCACCATTAACTGTTGTATAAGTTGCTCCAGGTGTAATGTATCCTTTATGTCTAATACCTAAAGAAATATTAGTTCCATCTGAATATAATAAATTTGTTGATGCTACTGGTATTTTAACACCTGTTCCTGAAACTGTTTTAACGGTTAAACTAAATAAAGATGCAGATCTATTAGTTGCATCTTCAACTATAAAAACTCTCTCAGCAGAGTCTGGCATCGTCACCGTTCTATTTGCTGTTAAAGTTCCTGTAAGTTTAAAATATAAATTTTTACCATTTGATACTGCACCATTAGATAAAGCTAATGCTACATCTGCTGAGCCAACATCTATTGCAATGTATCCTGATACTGCTTGTTCTAATTGTTGTAAGTTGGTGTTAGTAATAGTACCCCAAGTACCAGACTTTTCACCTGTGGTCATTAACTCTAATTTTAAATCACTCGAATACGTACTAGCCATTTTTCTCCTATGGGTTATCTGGATCTATTGGAATCCATACACCAGTTGCACCTGGAATTATTGGGTTCCATGATATCACATCTATGGTGTTAGTTGCAAGTGCTAATTCTTCACCTGTAACAATAACTGTTTGACCTATTTTAACAACTACATCACCCGTTGCTAAATCAATTCTTTGTCCTGTTGGTAAAACAATAGCTTTTCCAATGATTTGAATATTGCCAACAGCAACATTCATTCTTACACCATTTACTGTAAATGCAATACTTACTCCACCTGGATCGCCGAATGGTGAACTAGCAAATGAACTACCTCCAAAAAACATTATGATCCTCTACTTGTTTGAATGGGTACCCAAGTTTGACTTGCACCTGGTACAATACCATTCCATTGTCTAATATTAACTGTTGATGTACTTATATCTAATTCATCACCTGTTGGTAATACTGTTGCAGCAGCTGTAATAGTAACTGTTCCAGTTGATAAGTTTTGTCTGTTTGTTGTAACGGTTACAGTAGCATTAGCTTTAGTTGTTACATTACCGATTGTTAAATTAGCTCTTGATCCTGTTACAGAGAAGTTTGCATCTGCAGATATAGTAACAGTTCCTGTAGTAAAGTTAGCTCTTGATCCATTAGGCAAGATTACTGCTGCAGCAGTTGTGGTTACATTTCCTAAAGCTAAATCAAATGCATTACCAGTTACTGAAGCTTGAATATTAACTTTACTTTGAGCAATGCCTGTTGATAAATCTACACCTGACCCTGTTAATGCAACTAGTGCATTTGCAACAATAACTGGATCACCTGTTGTAATATTAACTCTATTACCATTAACAATAACTGTTGCATCTGCTGCAATAGTTACATTACCAACTGTGAAATTAAATTGTTGACCCGTAACAGATATATTGGCTTTACCAACAATACCAACTGTTCCAGTATCAAAGGTAAATTGATTACCAGTTAAAGCAGCGCTTGCTCCTGCTTTTGCAGTAACTGTTCCATCTGCTAAATTAAATCTATTACCTGTAACACCAAAATTAGCATCCGCAGCTACACCTACAGTGCCTGTCGCTGCATTAATTCTTATTCCTGTTACACTAGCTAATGCATTTGGGTTAAACCCTGGATCTGCAAATGGTGAACTGGCAAAAGGTGATCCTCCAAAAAACATAATATAAATCCTTATAAAGGATGCAACGGGTGGTATGTGGTGGTGTCCGTTGCACCCATCATAAGGTTATATCATCGTTTAAACCAGGATGGAAGACCTAAATGAGGACGCTTGTCAAACATATTATCTCTAGCGCCTGGTGTTTTACGATTGTTATAATGAAGAAATACTTGTACGCATTCCTTACCTTTGAACTTTTCTCTCCAATGCTCTAATTCACAACCAGAGTATACTAACATATCTCCTGGTTTTAAATCTACTTTGATACCTTTTTTATTTATCTCTCCAGATGGTTCTAAATATATTGGCCAATCATCACCACCTAAATTCATAGTGGTAGAGATTTCACAACTAAATCGGTCCTTGTGTCTTTTAAGAACATCACCTTTTTTATAAATTCTTGCATAAGTATATGCAGGATATAATTTTAATCCTGTTGCTTTTTCCATAACTGGCTGACATTTTAACAATAATGTTTCCATCGCTATATCTGAATATGAAGAGTAGGTATTTGGAATCTGTTCATCTTGTCCTTCATAATAACCTAATAAAGTTTCATATGGAGAAATATATCTAGCTTTTCTACATGTATCTAATACTTGTTTTTTCATAGCAAAATAATTTGCAACAAATGCAGCTAAATCTTTTGAGATTGCTTGACGGATAATTGTATATTTATTTTTTTTAAAGGACATCTTTTGCCATCTCTTTCGGTACAGCTTGAATGTTCCAATGTATAAATCTAAATGGTTCTACACCAAAATCTACTGCATATTCATGTTCCATGTATCCTGGAAAGATTATAAGTGTGCCTGGCTTTGGTTTAAAATGTACTAATTCAGTTCCATGAAATATACCATTACCAGGTTTCATTTTTAATTTTGTAGCTCGTGCACCTGTTCTTGGTTCATGAAATATTGGATAAGATGTTTTATCCGAACATTTTAAAAAATAAAAACCTGATACATGTTGATTCCAATGGATATGAGCTGAATGATGTCCACCACCTTTTTTAGCAAACTCTTGTACCCATAATTCAGAAAACATAGTTGTATATTGCTGCATATCAAAACCACACCAATCTAAAAACTCCCAAGACTTTTGACCTACATAGTTTCTAAAATCTAAAAATCGATTATCCATAGTAAGTGGTGTTGAATGATAACTTCTTCCAAAGTCACCATGTTTTTTGATATAATCTTTTTCTCTTTTTTTAGCTTCTTTAATATATTCATTAGATGCTTTATCTAAAGATTTTACAAATTCAGGTTTATCCTGAATCCATATTGGTGTTTTAAAATATTCTACTATTTGCATTATTTAAATGGATATCCAAGGTTCCACATAACCAGTGAATATCGTACTCCTTTCGTTACAGGTTTAACTCTATGCCATACAAATGAAGGAAATACAATAATAGAACCTTTAGGTAATATTTCTTTTGCTTGCCTTAAATGTTTAGACTCATCTCTCATATGGGGATCATAGTTTCTAAAATCAAACTCTAATTCACCACCTTGATATTCGGACCCATCCGTTAATTGACAAGTCATCGAAAGCTTTCTTATTTTACCATGTTCTGGATTGTCAGAAGTTTTTCTATCATAAGGTTTATCCCAAGAATCACAATGCCAATCATAATATTGATTTAATTTATATTTTGTAAACTGACAAGACTCTGATCTATCCCATTCAAAATTCCAACCTGCAGCTCTATTTGCTTGATGAATGTATGGATGTAATTCTTTATATATCCATGGATCATTGAGCCATACTAAATCTGAATTTCTTTTACGTTTCATATCTTTTATTTCTTGTTTAGTGAGTTCTCTATCTCCATATCCACCTGTTCTAGCCATAGTTTCTGCTTGTGATAAACCATATTTAATTATGTCATCACATAATTTTGGTGGTATTGCTGAAGTAAAATACCAATAGTAATTAGATATATTCATAAGTTATTGTCTGTATAAAATTCAATGAATCTTTCTGATTGTTTGAGATAACATACATATTAGTTGATGGAAACATAATAAACATATTATCTTTTAATTGTATATCCCAACTTCTTCCTTTTCTTCTATTATCATCATAAAAGATTCTCACAAAACATTTATTAGTTTTAACACCATAGAGTAATGTATAATCTGGTGAGTTTCGAAGATCGACTGGATCAATATTTAATATTGGTTGTGATATTTGATTAGGTTTATAAATATCACCAAATGTTTTTTTATTCACTAAACAAAAACCATATTCTAAATTTATATGCTCACGCATATACGTATTCAACATGTCCCATGTTCTTGAAAATGGAAACTCTGAATCTGTAAATGTAGATTGTAAAATGTCGCCTGATAATTTATCTCGGTCTATCTCAAAACCTTTCGGCATTGAAACATCGCCAAAATATAAAGCTTGTTCTGTTAAAACTTTCTTCTGCATACCACCACCAGATATATATTATGCTAGACGGTTTGTCAAATCCCAAGTTTGGTTTTCTTCATTCCAGTTGTAACCCCATAAATGAGTTCCAGCTGTATTTTGATCTTGTTGTTCTTGAGTTAAAGCAGGTGCATCACCGATTGGAGATTTCCAAGATGCAGTTGCAATATGTTTTACCCATGAAGCATATGGTTTTTTAGGCCAGAAAATTTGATCATCTTCATCCCAAGTATAACCAATACCTGCATAGTTTCCTCTTAATGCTTGTGATTGATCTGCAGATTCTGATTTAATTTGATTACCTTCTGAATCAGTTGTAATTGTATAATGTTTACCACCAGATGTGTTGTAAGAAGTTTGAATCCACATTTGTGCAGGCCAATTATTGTGTTGTTCTAAATATTGTTGACCTACCGCTTCGTCTTCTACTCCATCAGCATTTAACATATCAGAATTATTCAAGGTTAATACTTGAATAACTTTTCCGTTTGCTCCTAGTTTTGCAAAATGTGCCATAATGTTTCTCCTTATATATTAATTTTTATTTTAAATCAACTATTGAAATTTGTACCTTATTACTACTATTCCAGATCCACCATTACCACCATCTCCAGCGGAACCTGCTCCACCGCCACCACCTGATCCTGTGTTTGCAGTACCTGTACCTCCACCAAAAGGACCTGGATTATTTCTTCCACCATTTCCACCACCAGCTTTTCCTTGACCTACACATCCACAAGTACCTGCAGCTCCACCACCACCGCCAGCATATGCTACTGGTGATGCTGTAATACAAGATGTTACTCCGCAGCCACCAGGACCACCTCTTACACTACAACCAACAGCACCATTTTCACCAACAGACGAAGATCCTCCACCTCCTGCTCCTGCATCGGGTCCTGGAGATGCTCCTCCATTATTTCCTTGTGGTGGATTTACAGGAGGTGTATTTCCTGAACCTGCTGTTCCACTACCACCACCACCTCCACCACCTGATCCACCATTACCACCATTTCTATCTCCAACCGCATTAGCTGAAGCTCCTGCTGGACCACCTCCTGCTGATGTGATTGTTGAAAAAACTGAATTGCTACCAGTAGCGCCAGGATTTTGACTTCCAGCTGGACCACCAACTCCTCCTGCACCTACTGTAATTGGAAAAGCTGTTGCGGTTACTGTAATTCCTGAAACAGGACTTGTTAAAGGTCCTGGTCCTGCAGTGTAACAACCTGATGCTGTTCCTGAAGAAGCACGCCATCCACCTGCGCCTCCACCACCAGCACCTCTATTATTACCTGCTGTGGTTCCTCCACCACCGCCAGCACCTGCTACTACCATATAATCTACAACGGCTGGACCACCTGATGGAACTGTAGGTGAATTACCTACTTGAGATACAGTAAATGTTCCAGGCCCTGTAAAGGTATGAATCTTATAATCTCCACAACAAGTAATTGTTCCACCAGTTGCTACTATAAATAAAGGTTGAGGCGCATCTGATTGAGCTCCTTCTTGAATTACTAACCATCCTTTAGTGGCATCTACATAAACAAAAGTTACAGAAGTTCCTTGAGCAGATAAAACAACATCTATTGCTACTCCACCAATATTAGAACCTCCTCTTCCGACAGTCAAAGCATTTGAATTAAATGTATTTGCATAATCTTTAACCGACACAATATCTCCTGCACTTGGGTTAGAAGGTAAATTCATTGTAAACGCTCCACCTGTGGTGTTTGCAAAATAACCTTCACCATTTGCAGCTGTAAAAGTTGCAGTTTTAATTGAACCCGTTTGCCAATCCACTGTACCTGTACGACCAAAACCTGTTTGTGATGCACCACAAGCTAATGCAATCGAAGCACCACTTGAACCAATAGTAATATTAGAACCACATCTTGAAACAATGACATTTCCTGCAGCGTCTTTAACTGCAGCTGTTTTTAAATTAACACCTGTTGCTACAACAATATCATCACCACTATCTCCCAAAGTAACTTGAGTACAATTTTGTTTTGGTGTTATCTTATTTACTTTTATTTCACTCATAATTTACCTATTGAAATTTATACCTTATTATTACTACACCTGAACCGCCTGCTCCACCAGCTCCATTTGGAGTAGATCCAGCATCTCCACCATAACCTCTATTAGCTGCTCCAGAACAACCAGTTCCACCAGGACCTTTATCTCCTCCACGTCCACCACCAGAATATCCTACTGTAGATCCTGTAATAGAATTACAAGAAGATGATCCTGCAGTTTGTCCAGAAGCATTTCCTGCAGCTCCACCACCGCCACCACCTAAAGCAGGTCCTGGATTATTAGGTGCTCCAGCAGCTCCATTATTTCCTTGCGGCGGACTAACAGGAGGCGTATTACCACTACCTCCAGCGCCACCATTATTTGGATGACCTAAACGACCTCCACCGCCTCCAGATCCACCGTTACCACCAGCTGCATTTTGAGTAGGTACAGCAGGGTTTTCATTTCCTCCACCACCAGAACCTCCACCTGTTGATGTTATTGATGAAAATATTGAATTTCCTCCATTAGGTTCAGGTGTTCCTCCTTGGTTTCCTGGACCACCAGGTGCTCCAGCTCCTACTGTAATTGGATAACCTTGTACTGAAACTGGAAGTGTTCCTAAAGGAGAAGGATAAGAAGTTCTGTATCCTCCTGCACCACCTCCACCTCCAGCGTGTGTATTTACATCGTGCGCACCACCACCACCACCTCCTCCTGCTACTACCAAATAATCTACATTAATTGGTCCGCCTCCACAAACAGTAGGTCCATTACCTATTTGAGAAACACAAAAAGTACCAGGACCTGTAAAAGTATGAATTTTGTAATCACCACAACAAGTTATGGTTCCACCTGTTGCAACTGTAAAAGCTGGAGGAATTACACCTGTTGTATCATTATCAGAACCTGTTACTGACTTCCAACCTCTTGTAGCATCTACATATACTAATGAAACTGCAATACCTTGTGTTGAAAGAGTTGCGTTTTGATTTACACCATTAATATTATCAGAACCATTTGGAGCAATTGTTACATTGTTAGTTTGAAAAGTTGATGCATAATCTGAAATACCTACAATGTCTCCAGCATTACCTGCTGGCAATGTAACTGTTATAGCTCCTGAAGTCGTATTTACAAAATATCCATTCCCACTGACTGCTGTAAAGCCAGCCGTCTTAGCCGTTGTATCCCAGTTAACTGTTCCAGTTCTACCGAATCCTGTTTGACTTGCACCACATGCAAGAGTAATGGTATCGCCACTTGCACCTAGTGTGATTGTTGTACCACATTGATTAATTATATTTCCACCATCAGCAGCTTGATAGTTATTTGCTTTAGCTGTGGTTACTGTTAATGTTTTAGACGCACCGCACTTTGTAACGACTGCGCTACCGCATTGATCTTGAATATTGTCTACTTTAATTATGCTACTCATTATTGATATTTATACCTTATAATAACTATTCCAGAGCCACCACTATATCCGTTTGTTGGAGTATTTCTAGCACCTCCACCACCACCAGTATTAGCTGTTCCAGCTGATCCACTATCAACACCACATTTAGCTCCATCTCCTCCACCACCAGTTCCTCCTGAAGATGGGGGTGCAGGAATTGGCAAACCTACACTACCTCCGCCACCACCACCTGCTCTTGTAACTGCAGAACCTGTAATTGATGAAGGTGTTCCATTTCCACCATTACCAGCAGCAGCAGTTGCTCCAGGAGTAGATTCAGGAGAAGCACTTCCTCCTGCACAAGCAGCACCGCCGCCTCCACCTCCTGCAGCCCAAGTTCCCCCGAAGTGCGCTGCATCACCACCGTCATTACCTTGAGGAGGACTTACAGGAGGGGTATTACCACTTCCTCCTGTATTATAAAAAGCTGGACCTGGATTACCTGATGCACCTCCACCACCTGAACCTCCATCTATTCCAGTATTTGCAGGATTACAGACAGTACCTTGTCCACCTCCTCCTCCACCAGAAGATGTAATTGTTGAAAAAACTGAACTACTACCACTAGTTCCTCTAGCTCCACCAGAACCACCACCTCCAACTGTTATTGGATAATCTGTTGCAGAAACTGGTAATGCACTAACACACGCTCCTAATGGAGAAGCTGTATAACAACCAGAAGCTGCACCAGAAGATTCTCTATAACCTCCAGCTCCACCACCGCCAGCTCTTAGAGATGGACCACCTCCACCTCCACCACCACCAGCAACTACCAGATAATCTACTATGCCTATATCCCCAACAGTACAAACTGTAAAAGTCCCTGGACCTGTGAAAGTGTGAATTTTGTAATCACCACATGTTGTTTCTGTACCACCTGAAGCACATATAAAAGTTTGTTGTACATCTGAATCAGAACCATCGGCAAAAACTTGCCAACCTTCTGTACCGTCTACATATATAAATGTTGCACCAGCATTATTTTTCTCTAATGTAAAATCATTAGTGTCACCTCTAATATTTGAACCATTTCTTGCAATTGTGATTGCATTTGTTGCTGAAGTTCCAGCGTAATCTTTGAGAGCCACTATGTCTCCAGCTGAAGGTGTAGCGGGTAGAGTTAAAGTTATTGCCGCTGAAGTCGTATTTACAAAATATCCATTCCCACTCACTGCTGTAAATGATGCTGTTTTAGCTGTGGTATCCCAGTCTACTGTTCCTGTTCTTCCAAAACCAGTCTGCGTTGCTCCACATGCTAAAGTAACCGTATCCCCAGATTGACCAATCGTTAATGTTGATCCGCATTGTGATGATATTTGATTAACTTCTATTTTACTCATTAAATAATTACCAATGTTCCTGTTACTGTTTGTGTTCCAGTAATAGTTACTGGTCCTGCTAATACGCCTGAATCTAGAGTTTGGTCTTCAGATAAAGTTGAATTATGTGTTACAACAAAAGTTGTTGCATCCATAACTGGAGAGATAGTTTTCTTCGCTGGTAATGTACAGAATACATTTTTAGTACCTGCTGAAAAATTTACTGCAGCATCACCGTTTGATGAAGATATAATTGTATCTCTTGATAAAGTATCAGGAGCAGCATCGGTTACTGTACCAATACCAACCTCCCACTCATTAGCACTATTTAATTCAATAGCATAATAAGTCGTGTTTCCATTTCCAACACCTGCAACAAAACCTTCATAGCCAGTTTCTGCACCAGCTAAATCAATAGTTCCAGTTCCAGTAGTTGTACTTGTTTCTTTAACTCTATCGTTAATTACTAAAGCCATTTCTACTCCAAAATTTTATTACGCGTCGCCAAGTCTAATGATTGCATTAGATGAATCAGCAGTTGGAAACTGAATAACGAAATCACCGTTAGTCGCTGTTTTATCTCCGCCGAAATCTAAAACTAATACTGCTTCATTAGTTGTGTCTTTATAAATCAGAGCACTATTTGCAGTTAAAGTTACAGAACTAAAAGTTAAGTCTGCAAAGTCAACATATGCAATGTTACTTGATATTGCTACACCGTTATTTGTTAAAGTATTTCCACCCGCTGTATAGTTTGTACCAGACGAAGAAACTTCGTTAGTAGTTATATAAGCTGTAGTGGCAGTACTGAAAGCAGCTAACGACGTATAAAGTGCAAGTTTGAAAGTTGATCCGCCAGAATCAAAATCAAACACACCACCAAGTAGGTCTGTTTTAAAAGAGTCAGGTACTATATTAGCCATTTGTTTTTCTCCTTAATTATTAGGGTGATGGTGATTTTAAAGGAGTACGAATAACACCATCTTGATATTCGTCTCGGCGTCTACGACCTTGTTGTTCGATCGCGTACGATTGTAATGCATTCTGATAAGACTGCGTATAGTATTGTAACATATCTGCAGGACCTTTCAAGTATCCATATGCTTCTACCAGACATCCATATAAAAGTAAATCCTGATATTTATTAGATGTATAAGTGCCTTGTGTGCTTCCTGGTGAAGCTGTTATAGAATCTGGTTGTTTTACATAAGCTAATGTAATTAAATATGTAGAGTCTGGAGTAGGTGCTACAACCCAATAATTAGCGTCCCAATTAGCATAATATTTAGGTAATCCTGATTGTGTACCAGGTGTGTTATAAAATTCTGCCATATAGCTAGTATCTTTTTTTTCTAAAAATACTTGATTACCTGATGAATCAGTTAATTGAGCATACCTTATAAATCTTAAATCAGATGGAATAGTGACATATCTATTTCCAGTTTGTAGGTTGGATGTAGCATAAAATCTGTTGTCATCAGAATCTGCTTCTCTATAAATTTTGTTTTCTGCATTTTTAATTATTGTATTTAAAACAGTATTAGATAATACAGAGTCATCTACCTCTGTATAATTTCTTATATCATCTTGTAAATTTGTAAGTGTGTATGCCATTATTTAATAGCCTCCTGACATTGTAAACAACGATGTTTATATTTAGCATGTTTATCACAATGTTGTGATGGTGTTACGTATAAAGTTAAATGTTCATCTTCTTCAGGACAAGCACATTGCTTAATGTTAAATAATGAACAAATAAAATTTTTAATTTTTCTTATCATGGTGATATTGTTACAGGGCCCACGGAACATCCGTAACCCCCTCCTTTTATATTTCCACTTGTAGCAGTATCTGTATCAACTGTAAA